ACCATGACGGCGGTAACAATGGCAACCGCCGTCGCGGAAATGGAAACCCGGTTTCGTAATGCTTGGGACCCGCGACTTGCTGATTATCCTAATCAGAATTTCGAGCTTCCGGCCCACTCCGTTGTGTGGGCAAGGTGGCGTTGTCAGCACTCAACCGGCAATCAAGCGAGCCTCGCGAACGTCATCGGGCGCCGTAGATGGAATAGATCGGGAAGCATCATTGTCCAGGTCTTCACGCCCTTGAATGCAAGTGAACTTTCAGCGTATGATACGGCTGAAATCGTGGTCGGTGCCTACGAAGGGAAGACGACACCAAGCGGTGTTTGGTTTCGCAATGTGAGAGTGCAAGAGGCTAACCGCGACATTAACGGCGGACTTCAGGCGAATGTTTCGCTTTGGCAGCAACGCAATGTTATAGCGGATTTCCTTTACGATCAAATTCACTAAGGAAACGAAACAATGACCATTCGTACCACGATTGATAGCAACGAAACCGGCCTTGCTTACGCGCTCGAACAGCGTCAGGGTGTATTGCCAGTTACGCCAATTTGGCGCCCCGCTGAGCCGAATTCTTATAACGGTTTCGGCGGCGCGCTCAAGCTCCTGGCGCGCAATCCTATCAATCGGTCGCGCCAGCGCAAAAAGGGCGTGATTACCGATCTCGACGCAAAGGGCGGATATCAGCAAGATTTCACGCAAACCAATTTCCAAGACCTTTTGCAAGGTGTCATGTTCGCGGATTACCGCGAAAAGGCAACTGGCGCGCCTGACAGCGTTTCCGGTACGGCTTACGTGCTGGACGATGCAAGCGACTTCGCGGCGGGCGGGCTCATTCTCGCGAAGGGTTTTGCAACGCCGGCAAACAATGGTTTGAAGACCATCACGGCTGTTACGGGCGGAACCGACGTTGAAGTTGCCGGCCTTGTCGCTGAAGCTTCGCCGCCCGCTGACAGCGGTATTATCCTTGTCGGGTTCACGTCGGCGGCTGGCGTGATTGACGTTACCGTTGCGGGCGCGCTTCCGACGTTTACCGGCATCCCCGCCGCGTTCGCTCCGCTCGTCATCCCTGGGGAATGGGTTTTTGTTGGCGGCGACGGCGGACTTGATACGTTCGCGGCTGAAGCCAACAACGGGTTTAAGCGTATCGGCTCCGTTGCCGGTACGTCGTGGCATATCGACTTGTCACAAACCACGATGACGGCGGAAGCCAGTACCGCAAAGACCATCAAAATCTTTTTCGGTCGCGTTCTTAAGAACGAACTTGGCGCTTTGATCAAGCCGCGCTCGTATCAATTCGAACGTCAGGTTGGCAATCCTGATGACGCGGATACGTCGGCTATTCAGTCGGAATATCTGACGGGCTCAATGATTGACACGTTCGTTTTCAACGTCGCTCAGGCTGATAAGTTGACGGCGGACGTTACCCTTATGTCGCTGGACAATGAACAGCGGACGGCGACTGACGGCGTTAAGAGCGGAACGCGGCTCTCGCTTGTCGAGAGTGACGCTTACAACACGTCAACCGATTTCGCGATGATGCGCCTTAACATCATCGATCCGACTGACGCTAATCCCGATCCGCTTTTCGCCTATCTGTCATCGCTGAAAATCACGATCAAGAACAATCTCAAAGGCAACAAAGCCGTTGCCGTTCTCGGGAGCTTCAGCATTTCGGCGGGTACGTTCGAAGTGTCGGCGGAAGCAACCGCGTATTTCGCCACGATTGAAGCCGTCCAGGCTGTCAGGCTAAACCGTGACTGCAATATCAATACGGCGCTCGTCAAAGATAACGCCGGCTTTGTCTTCGACTTGCCGCTTATCGGCCTGGGCAATGGCGAGCTTGACGTTAAGCAGGATGAGGCTATTACGCTTCCCCTGACAATCGACGCCGCAACCGCCGCGAAGATCAATCCCAATACCGATTATACGGCAATGTGGATTTTCTTCGACTATTTGCCAAACATCGCATCCCCCGAGTAAATAGGAGTTACCCCCGCTATGGGTCTTTATAACAGTTTCCAAACTTCCCCCAAGCTGGAAAAGGAAGGCGTTTGGCGCGACTTCGGCCATTGCCGCGTTCGCGTTGCTCGTCAGGGCGGAAGTAACCAGAAATTCAATTCCCATATGGAAAGGATTTCTAAGCAGCATCAACGCGCGATTGCTCAGGACTTGCTTGGCAATGCTCGGGCGCTTGTGATCCTGGAAACCGCTTACGCGGAAACGATCATCACGGCATGGGAAACGAACACCGGCACGGAAGACGAACCAGTTTGGGTTTCCGGCATTGAAAATCCGGACGGCGGCGAATTGCTCCCGTTCAACGCTGAAAACGTCAAACGCACTCTTCACGCGCTCCCCGACCTGTTTCAGGAGATACAGGAAGTCGCTAAGGGCCTACAATTCTACCGGCAATCCCTGATTGATGACGCGGCGGGAAACTAATAGCGGTTCTTGCATATGAGCGGAAGCAAGGGCCGCATGAAGTCGGGATAATCCGCGCTTGTCTGAAGTCGGGCAAACCGTATCCTAAAGCAATCGCGGAAGCTCCCGAGCTTGAAGACGGAAACCTGTTTTTCTATCACGCGTTTATGTACTTAGGTACTTGCCGCGCTTACGAACTAGGTCCAATTCCTTACACGGTTATCTTAGATTATGGCCGAGATTTGGACTTAAACGAAGAGCAACTTGAACGCCTGATAAGCGTCGTTACGCAAGTTGACCAATGGTTTCGCGGTGAAATCTTTCTTGAGATAAAGAACGCCCAGGATAAGCCGCCAAATGGCTAAAGACTTACGCTATCTTGGAAACATCATGCCGAAGTACGCTCAGGCATTGAGCGACGACGCCGCCGAATATCAACATAATATCGCGCTCGCTGTTCTTGCCGCCGTAGCCAAGGGAACGCCCGTTGATGTGGGTACGGCGCGCTCTAACTGGCAACTGACCCTAGGCAATATAGCGACAGGACTTCGCGCCGCTTTTTCGCCCTACGAAAGTCGCTGGCGCGGCGGGCAAGGTGGATCGATCAGCGAGACCCAAAATCAAGCTGGCGTTGTGTGGCAAGCGGCTAGTCTTCTGAAGGGTCGGAAGGATGATCAGCCTATATACATCACCAACAATTCGCCATATATTGAAGTCCTCAACCAAGGGCATTCGAAGCAAGCGCCAGCCGGGTTTATTGAGGCGGGAATTCAGAGCGGTACGGCGTCAGTTGTTACGTTATTTCGTTTCACCAATATTGAGAAACTAGCTAAATAATGGCAACTGAACGGATTACAATTGTCGTTTCCCAAACCGGCGCCGTGTCGGTCAAGAAAGATATTGCTGATATCGGACCGGCTGCTAATTCATCCGCTACGGCAGTTGACAGCCTCAAGAGCGCGCTTGCCGCGTACATCGGTCTTCAGGCAGCGCAAAAGGTTGGAGAGCTAGCCGACGCCGGTACGCGGTTGACGAATACTCTTCGGCAAGCCGGTCTCTCAGGGCAAGGGCTCGTTGATGAACAACAAAAGCTTTTTGATCTCGCTACGGCAAACGGCCAATCCGTTAATGAACTTGCCGGCATCTTTCAAAAGCTGACTGCCGTTCAGGGGCAATTGGGAGCTTCAGGTAAGGACGTTGATAAGGCTCTAACTGGCGTTGCCGCTTCAATGAAGCTTTCAACGTCTAACGCCGAAGCTCAGCGCGGATCACTTATCCAATTGTCGCAGTTGTTCGGCGGCGTGAACGTCCAGGCTCAGGAGTACAATTCGCTCATTGATGGGGCGTACCCACTCTTGCAAGCCGTCGCTCGGGGCTCGGATCGTTTCGGCGGGTCGGTTGCCGCGCTTACTCAGGCTGTCAAAGCTAGTAGCGTCACGACAAAAGAGTTTTTCGCGGCGTTGGTTAAAGGTAGCGATGCAAATATTGCGTTGGCGCAAAGCTTTAATTTGACTATTGGTCAATCACTGACGAATTTTAACACGAAATTGATTGAACTTGTGTTGAAGATTAACACCGCAACTGGCGCATTTAATGGCGTGTCTATTGCGATTAATTTCGTTGCAACTAATCTCGGCACAATCTTGGCGATTTTGTCGCCGTTGATTGCCGGCCTTACTTTGCTCGCTGTTGAGATCATCGGCGGCTATCTTGTTACTGCAACTTTGGCCGCAAATGCCGCGCTCGGAAATATGATCTTGACGCTAGGACGACTGACCTTGGCTTTGCTGGCTAATCCGTTTACGGCGTTCCTCGCCGCCGTCGTGCTTGTAATCGCCTATCTTGTCGATTGGCAGAAAGCATTGCAAACGGTTATTCAACTTTACGGCGCCTTGAAATACGCCATCGATAGCGCTTTGGGTGCTAGCACTGAACAGTTAAAGGCTGACGTTAAGATTGTGTTAGACGCCAAGCAAGCGGCGGCAGATATCGTCGCTTCTGGACAGAAAGTTGCCGCACTTGTTACAGGTGGAATGAATTCGGGCGGCGCCAACGCTTCTAAATCACTTACTAACGGGATGGTAGCAGGCGGACAAGCGGCGGCTCAAATTTTGAAAGCCGGAACTGAAGAGTATTCAAAAGCCGTTTACGAAAGTTTGAACGGCGTTCCACAAAAACTCTTAGGCGCGATCCAAACTGGCGCCGATTACACGTATAACCAGATTACGGGCGCGGTAGAGGCGTCAATTCCCACTGCGGGCATTACTGCGGGCTCTTCCATGCAATCGGCTATCGTCGCGGGGGGAAACACCGCCGCAAGCACCATAGGCGCCGCCATAAGCTCCGCGAGCCGCGAAGCAACCATAGCAGCGACACAAGCCGCCCAATCGCTCGCTCAGTCCTACAGCGGGCGCAATTCGATCGATCAAGGGCTAGGGTTCATTCCTGGGGGAAGCGCGAGCGGGAGCGGCGGGCCGATATACACCGGCAAGCGCGGCGGCAATTTGAGCCAAGCCATACAAGACAGCATCGGAAGCGGGCGCGTCAATGGTGACGGTCAACCTAAAAGCAGTCACTATGTCGGCGAGACAGTTTCGCAAGTCCAGGGCGCGGGCGGGATCACAATCAAGAACTACACCGCGCCAACTGACGCTTTGCAGGCAATCGACACAAACGCCGGCAACAAAACAATTGTTAATGTGATCAAAGGTAATGCATCTGAGATCAAGGCACTTTTGGGGATCGTCTAATGCTTCGTTTCGCGGATAGTTTCGACCACTACGGCGGGGATATTAGTTTCATAACTAATGGCCTTTGGTCGGGCGTTAGCGTGCCGGCTGGCGGCTCATGCGTGCTAACGAATTCGCTCGCTCGTACCGGCGATTATTCGATGCAAATGCACAAGCCCAATATTACGGGGCAAGTGACGGAAGCGCGCTTTCCAATCGGCGCGCAATCGTCAACTTGCGGGCTCGGGCTTGGCGTCTACATGCCAAACTTGCCGCTAGGTTCGCAATTGACGGGCTTTCAATTCCGCGATACCGGTAATACAGCTTTGCTTAGTATTTGCTTGCAATCGGATGGTTCGATTTGCGCGCGTAAGGGCGATTTCAGCGGCACTGTTATTGATATCAGTGACAGCATTCTTACCGCTGGTACTTTCAATCATATCGAGACGAAAGCAACTTTCGATACAGTTGCCGGCTTTGTCGAGTGCCGAGTTAACGGCGTTACCAAGCTTCAGATTGGATCGCTTAACCTGGGCGCGGTTCAAGCCGCGTCTTGCGCTTTGATGTTATTCGCCGGCAGTGGTGATATCTTTTGGGATGATATTTTCGCTTGGGATGATACCGGCACTTATAACAATTCGTTTATGGGCGCTCAGCGAATTTTGACGATCTTCCCGACTGCGGATACCGCGCAAGCCGATTTTACGGTTGTGGGCAGTGGCGCCGGCTTCAGTGCAATCAACGATAATCCGCCCGATGACGATACGAGTTATATTACTAGCGCGGTTGTCAGCAATAAATCCGATTTCGAACTTGACACATTACCGCCTGAAGTCGTGGCAATTGCCGGCGTATTTGTGCCTGTCAGGGCGCGCCTAGACGCCGCTGGTATCGGCAACGTGCTTATCTCGCTGATTAGCTCAGGCGATGATTTGCCGGGTTCTGACGTGCCGTTGACGCCAAGCTATTCGTATTATCGAAACTCATTCGAATACGATCCCCACACTTCGGCGCCCTGGACTAAGGCGCATCTTGAAGCGGCTCTATTGCGGGTTGAGAAGTCGCTGTAATGGCCGCGCATCGCTACTGGCAAATTGCAATTGCAACTAATGACGGCGCGGGCGCCGTTGTTATGGGCCTGTCTCAGCTTGCGATGCGTGACAGCGGCGGAACGGATCGTTATCCAGGAGCATCGGCTTACTCGTCAAGTGACACGCTTCAGGCCGGTTCGCTGGCTTCTCTTGGTAGCGGAAGCCCTAGCACGTCACTTGCGCAATGGTTGCCATTTACTCTCCGTAAAGACCCCTGGACGATCAACGTTGATTTCGGTAGCGGCAACGCTTACGATATTACCGAAATTGAAATGTATCCGAATAAAGACGATGCAACTCGCACGCCGGATTATTTTTGGTTAGCGTATTCTGATAACGGTACTGACTATACCGAAAAAATGCTTGTCACGACAAGCGGATGGGTAATTGGCACATCAAAGATATTCACGGTTCCGGCGCTCGCTAACGCTCAATATTGGGCTTTAGGCCCGTTCCTCGCCGCCGTTAGTTCGGGCGGCAACAATTCATTTGCTGAAGTCCAGTTGCGCGGCGTAACGGGCGGAAGCGATCTAACCGGCTCAGGTACGGCTTTTGCTTCTGACAGCACTAGCGGTCAAACTCCCGATCTCGCCGTTGATAACGACGATACAACGCTTTGGAGTAATGGTGATATTCGGCCTAATTATTGGGCCTATGATTTCGGTAGCGGCAACGATTGCTATATCGCTGAGGTTGTAATGACTTCACGCGATAACTCATTCTGTATTCAAACGCCGACGCGTTTCGTTGTCTCGCGAAGCGCCGACGCGGAAAGTTGGGAATGCGTTTGGGTCGGCGCAGATGCGACAACCTGGGGTATAACGGAAACGCGAACCTTTACCGGCCCGCCGTCTCCTAACCCTAGCATCACTTCGCTTTCGCCGACTTCAGGCCCGACGACGGGCGGAACATCGGTAACGATAATCGGTCTTCTCCTGACCGGAACAACTGACGTTCAATTTGACGGCAATTCAGCAACTTCGATTGTCGTTGTTGATGACAGCACAATTACATGTGATACGCCAGCGGGAGCTCTTGGCGCCGTCGATGTTGAGATTTTCAATCCTGCCGGAAATGATACGCTCACTAACGGTTTTACCTATTACGCCGCAACGCTAGTTTCTATTCTCCCCGTCGCTGGCATCGTTACCGGTGGAACGCCTGTAACGATTACCGGCACGCTGTTAACTGGCGCGACCGACGTACAATTCGACGGCGATAGCGCAACATCAATCGTTGTCGTTGATGATAATACGATCACTTGCGACACGCCCGCTCATATTGCCGGTATCGTTGACGTGCAAGTATTCACGCCGTCAAATGGCAATCCGACTTTGCCGGCAAGCTTTACTTACGGCGGATCGCAACCGCTTCGCACGACACAAACGCCTGTTCTTGTGCTTGATCATAGCGAACAACCGGCTCGCGTCACGCAAGCGCCGTTGTTGATCCTTTACCAGGAGGAACAGCCGAACCGGATCACGCAAACGGCTGTCTTGACACTATACACGCCGAAGCCCGTTCCGCTTCCGAAGGCTATCATTCCTGAAATGCCTTTTCTCGAAAGTTGGGGCTGGTTAACTGTTATCAGCGCGGCAAAGAACGGCGACGAATGGCGCTCGCGCTTGCGCGAAACCCCGCGATATAAACTGCAAATGAGCGCGTTAATTCTCAATGAGGAAGACCGCGTATCAGTTTACAATATGATAATGCGATATCTCCGCACTATCTTCATTTACCCGATGTTTCAATATAGCACTGAGCTTACGGCGCCGGCTCTTATCGGCGATACGAAGATTTTTGCTAATACGGCGTTTACCGATCTCCGCGACGGGGAAACATTCGCCGTATTCGACCCCGAGCTAAACGACATTGAGTATCTGACAATCTCGACTGTTGACAGCGACGGCGTTAATCTCGCGGCTCCGCTTATCTTCAACATTCCCACATACTGGCAACTTTGCCCGTCGTTCGAATTTCGAACCGCTGCAAATGTGGGTTTGAATATGAACGCCATTGACGGTAACTTTTCCATCGTCATGGAAAGCGTAAAGCCCCGCGTATTCCAGCGCCCAGGAGCCGCGCCGACGTTGACGCGGATCGACGGGATTTTGATCGTCACGCAAAGGCCGCTTGCCAATGATCCTATTCCTGAAGCCTTTACGAGCGGCGCCGTTTGGTTTGATAATGGAACAAGCGTTCCCGATATTCTTAACGAATGGTCTAACCCGCGTGTCGGGTCAAAGGTATCATTCATTTATGATCGTCGCACGGATAGCGACTATTGGCGCGCCGTATGTGACGAAGTTAAAGGCCGGCAGAATGTCGCACTATTCCCGACGTTCCGAGATGATTTGCCGTTGCGCGCTGATATAGCACTTAACGCTGATACGTTCACAACCAACAACATAAATTTCGTTAATTGGTGGCTTGAGCTTAATTATCGTTATATTATGATCGATACCGCTAACGGAATGAAATATCGGCGCGTTATTAACGTCGATCCTCATTATGACAGTAACGGCGATCCGGATTACATTACAATAAAACTCGCCGATACAATCGGAAATGTTGCCGGCGATAATGTCATTAATCGCATTTCGTATATGAACCTGTTTCGCCTTGACGATGACAACATTCTGTTGACACATTCCGAGCTTGAAACGCAAATTGACTTGCCAATCATGGCGGAAAACAAATGAGTGATCCATTCACTACCGCTGATACGTCCGTTCATGATAGTGCGCCGATTGAGTGTTATAAACTCATTGGCGAGCTTAAGACGTATCGATACACTAACAACAATGAGGAAGTGACTGTCAACGGCGAGGTTTACGAGCCGCTTTCCGATATCAGCCGCACGGCAATTGAAACATCATCGTTGCTAGATAGCAATCAAACGATTGATATCAAAATCCCTATTACGACTGAGGTTGCCGTTACTTATAACTTTCTTAAGATGCCGCTTATTCTTGACGTTGAAATCAGATCAGTTCATCGCGGGACGGATTTCGATACCGATTGGAAAATGAGTTGGCAGGGACAAAGTGTTGGTTTTCTTGTCGCCGATACTCAGGCGACGATAAACACTCAATCCGTAATCCAAGCCGCGTTGAGCCGGCAACTTAATCAGGTACTTTATCAGACTTCATGTAATCATGAAGTTTACGACGAAATGTGTCAGAAAGACCCGGCGGATTTTACCACTACATCAACGATAACCAATATTAAGGATAATGTCCTTAAAGTCGTTTCGACGGGCCGCACAAATCATCAACTGATTATCGGCAAGCTCGTCAACACTCGAACCGGTGAAGAGCGCGTAATCATTGATAATGTTGGGCAAATCGTCACGGTCGGATATCCGTTCATTGACATTGTTTTAGGCGATACCGTTAACTTGATTATCGGATGCGATAATCTTTACACAACATGCTCTGACGTGTTCGATAATCTGATTAATTTCGGCGGCTTCATGTTCTTGCCGGCGACAAACCCTTACGTCAATCCGGTGTAATCATGTCAACATCAACCGAACCTAATAACGTTTGGGCTTTTGTTTATAACAAGCCTGCGGCGACTGACGCTTCGCAACAAAACAAGAAATCATACGTCACCAATTATGTTAAAGGTCAATCCGCTGACCTGAGCTTACCCGAGATCGCGACGGGCGGAGTTGCGCCGTTCATTGCGGGCCGCGACATTATCAAAAGCCCCGATATGCTTTGGTATGGCAATCTTCAGCCTATTTACGAAGTCAAGACAGAACAAACGACGACGACTGATCAAAATACCGGCGTCGATACGATCACGTCAACCATCACGACGACGATTACAGGTTATACGGTCGATATCCAATTTTGCGCCGGCTTGGGTCCAGGCGTTCGCCTTCGTTCGATCTTGCTCGATAACGTATCCGTTTGGTCAGGAACAGTCGGGCCGGCGCGTACTGATTTCGTCGTGCCAGACAATGACATTCTAAAAAACGTAACGTTTGCGGGCGGGAATTTCGATCAAGCCGTTGACACTTATTTGCAGTCGAAAATCCCTCAAGCTATTTCCGGTTATCGCGGGATAGCTTATGTCGTGTTGAAGGCACTCGATACAACGAAGCTAGGCAATCTCTCGTTTGAGGTTGACCGTTACCCCGATCCCCTGGCACTCGGGGCGCATAACAAGATTGGCGACGATCTCAACACGGTTTCGGCTATTGCTGAGATCATTACGCGGAAATGGGGCGGCGCGGGCCGCGATCCTGCGATATTGGGAGATAGTTTCGCCGCGCTCGCACAAGACGCTTTCACTCAGAGTAACGGTTGCTCAGTGATCAGCCGACAAATCAATTCAGCAAATGACCTGAACGGAATTTTGCTTGATCAGCTTGACGCCACATTGTGGGAAGATCATGAACTAGGTACGATTGAAATCACTCAATACAATAAGAATTTTGATCGCGAAAATCTTGTTCGGGTATTCGACAAGGATATTATCAAGATTGATAGTATGCAGAAAACCGGTTGGGCGGTTGTCCCCACAAGTCTAACCCTTAAATACGTTGATCGCGCTCAGAATTACGCGGAAATTCCGATTGCGGCTAAGAACTTGGCAACAAGCGGCAAAATCCCGAAGTCATCGAAGGAACTGAGTTTCCCGGCTGTTCGTTCAGCGGCTCTTGCTGTCAAGCTCCTGGCTCGGGAAGGCGCTAGCTCGGGCTCGCCTGTTCAGCAAATCAGTTTAACGACGAACAGAAAGACGGCGAAGAGCAATCCGGGGGATATTATCCTCATCACTTGTGAGGACTACGGTTATTATTCCGTGCCTGGAATTGTCGTTAAGCGCCGCGCTCAGCCAATAGACGACAACTCCGTTACGCTTGTTGTCAACGTCATTCTCTATCCGAACAACAACGTTCTATTCGCGGCGCCGTTGAACAGTTTCTTTGTGCCGGTTGATCCTAACCCGCATACGCCGCTTGACGTTGTTACCATTAATGCGCCTTGGGCCTTTGTTAAAAAGGCTGTTTTTAATTATAGTGGTGTTTGGGATTATAATTGGCTAGGTCAATACTCTCAGATGATGTTTTTTGCGGAAGCTTATAACAATTCGCAAATAGCAATGCGGTTGCGTTATCACGATGTGCCGACCGACACTGACGTTAGAGTATACACGAATAACGCCAATCTTAGCGATTTCAATTATCCGGCGTTCGCGAAGCTAACGACGGCAATTGATAAATACGACAATTGGGATAATTCGAGTGATGTTGAACAGATAGTTGTTCATAATATCAGCTTGAACAATCTCGGAATACAAACGGCAATCAATAATTTTAATATCGGCGGATATGCTCATATCTTAATTGATGATGAAATATTTATCATCAAACACGGGGACGTGAGTAGTTCTATAGTTTATAACGAAGGATTAAGAACGGCAACTTTTACCGGCGTTCGTCGTGCTATCGCTGATACTGTTGCGCAAAGTCACGCCGCTAACGCTGACGTGATAATTTCGTCTTTTGGTAAACTGGTTATGACGAGTGATCGCGGGTTTACGTTCGGCGATACAATTGACTTTCTCGCAACAAGCGTTGCCGCGCCGAAAAACGTGCTAACTGAAAGCGGACTTGGCGCTGCATTTGCTTTTTCTGAGGAAGCGACAGACAGGGCCTATCGTCCATTGCGTCCACACAACACAAAGATCAACGCGGCTCGCGGCACGTCGGCGCCAACGGCTTTGACGCTCGGGGATACGCCTACAATCTCTTGGGCTGTCCGCGCTCGCACTTATGCCCTGAGCTTCACGCCATACGGAGATTTCCCGACCCAAACGGAAGCCTCGCAGGCCGGCGAAGTCCTGGCGGGCAAGCACATCGTCTACCGCGTAAAGCTGATCGACAGCGCCGCCGTAGCATGGGATTGCGGAGCGACGGCGGACACGGCGGACCATTCGAGCCTAGTCGTGACGATCCCTCTAGGCGCCGCCGTTGGGGCGGGCTGGCTATATGTTCAGGCTGAGTTTGACCCAGGCGACGGCGTTAAGGTCAGCTTGTATCAAGACCGCTTGCCAGTGACGCTTAGCTAGGGTAGAAAAGGACGTACTTTAGCGAGCGATTGAGCAGACCGACCCCCTTGGGAAAGAGCCGCCTCATAATTTTGGGGCGGTTTCTTTTTATGTGGCAAGCTTGATTTTCTTGACGCTTCCCCAGTCGTCGCCGGCTTCCTCATCAACCTTCAGCGGTACGCGGAAATTGATCCGGTTTTTGAGACAATTAATCATCGTATGACGGACGAAATCAAATCCCTCGCGGGTACGCGCGGAATTATCTTTAACGCTCCAATCGTTTTCGTCGTGAACCGTCACGCGCGGAACACCGATTTCATAGAAGACGCCGGAATTCCAGCAATCCAACAATCCGGCCTTGATAATATCGGGCTCGCTTGATTGGAACTTATAGTTCACGCCGCGATACTCGTAAGCCCGCTTGAGCGGCGGACCATAGGCTTCCAGGGCGGCGTAATAAGCCATCGGCCCGTAATAGTCGCCAGCTTCCTTAAGCTTTTGTATAACGTCATATCGGGCTGGCTCCCATTCGTTAAAATGGATACGGCGCCCGAGCAACGACGTAACATAACCGTACATTTGAACTTCAGCCGCAATCGCCTTGGTTGTGGGTTTGATGTAAGGATTTTGCTTGAAATAGTCTTCCATAAATTGCTTGACTTCGGCGTCAGACATACCGATCAGATATTTGTATTTAATTGTCGCTTCGCCGACGCCGTAAACTCCGCTGAAATTGATATTCTTGATAACGCGCCGATGCTGTTCTATTTCTTCCTCATCTGTCAGCGACCAACCGCGTTTAGGTGCGACGTTATCATATACGATCCTATGATAATCAATGTTTGGATCGTTGTTATATTTCATGCGCAAATCTTCGGCGCCTTCGCCAACTGCGAAGTGCGCCAAGATACGGTAATGGACCTGAGATTGATCAAATTTCCGCCAACACACATGCCCAGGGTCAGGAATGAAACAAGTACGGATTTTCTTTCCGAGTTTCGAGCGCGCCGGAATGTTCTGCAAATTCGGGTCAGAACTAGCGAAGCGCCCGACGCCGGTTCCGTTATCATCACCCTTCAATTGGTGGAATTGCGGATGCAATTTACCGTTAACATTCTTGTCAATGATATAGCCCTTAAGGAACGTGCTAACCATTTTTTCATGTTCGCGGATATCGTTCACTAATTCGCCAACTGGATTAGTCAGCGCGGCTAGCCATTCCTTCGTTACGGACGGAGCGCCCGCCGCTGTTCTAGGATACTTGATACCCACATGATCGAACAGCTTGCCGAGATTGCCCGAGCTAGTTGACGGGAGATTAAAGCCGTATTGATGATAGAGCTTAGCGTAAAGCTGTTTCGTATCGCCTTCGATCTCGTAAATAAGGCGCTCCGCTTTCTTCACGTCAACACTAATGCCGGCGAAACGCATAGCGATCATAAGCGGGATTAGATCGCATTCCAGGCGATAGACGTTGTATTGTTGTTGCTCAAGAATAATCGGCCATTGCTTTTCGAAAATGTCGATAGGCATAACCGCGTCACCTATCGCGTAATCAGCGGTAAGCGTGACAGGAGCGCGGTAAATGTCGCCGCGCCATTTGCTTTCCTTCGTATGCGGGTACGCTTGCCGGCACCATTCTTTTAGGAGATCGCTTTCTTTTCCGCGCTTCAGGTATTTTTGCCCCAGGATTTCGAGCGCAACAAACTCGTCTTGTGCAATGAGCGGTTCAGCGAATTGAACGTCATTTAATGGGCCGGCAACTCGCACGCCTTCAGCCGCGAGATTACCGATATCATATGTGAGGTTGGCGCCGACCTTTTCAACGGGCGTAAATAGCACGCTGTCAAGCCATGGCAGGACGTGAGCGGGGTTTAGATTTAGCTCGGGCTGGACTTCATGGCGGAGCGGGAAATACCACGCTCCCCGGTTCCCTAGCCGGTCCTTAACGCCCAGGCTGACGCCGACGATATGCGCCTTGCCGCGAGCCCAACCCGGTCCCTCAGAATTCAAGGTTAGGTCTTTGGTTTCCGTGTCGAAGCTGATCACGGTCGCGCCGGTAAGGTTCGGCGGCTCCGTTGGCGGACGCCAATTAGACGCGGGAATGGGCGGGGGAAGATGAATTCTCGCCCCGCGCTTTAGTGTCAATTCGTCGTCATTCCAGAACATTAAATTTTGACAGGCTTACGCGGCGTGTTGAACTCAACGGACTTCGCTTCGATATTCTCAATCCAAAGCTGAGCCGAAGCAATCGCTTTTTCTTTCGTATCGAAACACTTAGTTGCGCTAAGCGTTGAGCCGTCATCACGAACAATCATCGACTTATAGCCGAATTTCGTCTTAACGTATGAAGCTTTGCGCATATTACCAGCCCTTCTGTGTCTGATTACCGGAAGCGATTTCGACGGCGGTTAAACCGTCGAATTCATTTGGGCGAAGTGCCATCGATTTGCGAAAGGCGGAAGCTTGTGACATTTGATCGTCTTTATGACGCTGAATTGCCGCCTTTTCGTTTTTCGCATAATAGCTGGCAACGCGGCGATTATTCTGGCGAACTTCCCAAAGCTTCAACATGTCCGTAAACTCCCGTTGATTTGATAACCGGAATATAAGACCGGAAATTCAAGCCGTCAAGAGGGAACGTGCATTTTAGCAAGACAACCGCGTAAATTCTCGCCGAAGAAAATGGCCATGCGCTCGTTAGCCGTGAAATCGAATTTCGTTGCGATCTCCTGAAGCTTGAGCAAGTTCTTATAATTGTACGCTTGCTTTTCGCTTGGCAAATCCTTGACGCGATATTCGGCGCCGACGTTTTGCGCATTGTGGGAACAGATAAATTTGTCATCGAAGAAAATGCGTCCGTCTTCGCTGAAAGCTTGGACAGCGGTAACGGCGGCCCAAAAATCCTTGTCGATCTCGCGGACGTTGTTCGCGGTTTCCGTATATGCGAGCAAGCCGGAAACGTTCGGCCATTGCTCAACGTACAATTGCGTCTTGATCCAGCTTTGATCCTCATACCAGATTGTAAAGCTGGCATCGGTGTAACCGAAGCCGACGACTTTCTTAAGCGTCTTCGTCGCCGCGTCAACGAACGACTTCGGAATGATGAGCCCTTCAGGTGTTGGCGTGCCGTGATAGACTTCAATCAAAGCGGTTGTGTCGGTTCCGATAACGGAGCCGTTACGGGTCAAGACGCTGGCGCCCGCGACTGTCTGAGCGCCTTCCTTAGTGAAGATCGCCGCGAGCCCGAGCGCCTTAACAAACGCGTCGTTCAGCGGATAGGCGTATGCGTCAGGGAAGATGAATTGCATATCATGGCCGGCGATACACGGAACCGTTGCCTTGAATTTGCTCGTCTTGACGGTAATCGTTGTATTCTCGAAAGTGATTGCCGACGCGTCTTTCGCCCTTTCCAGGGCGTGAATGAACTGAAACGTATTCGGGCATGTTTCCGGCAACGGCGTTGTAAGGATCATCCCGCAAGCTAAAACGCCGTCAAATCCGATCAACTGCCCGTTGATTGACCGGCAATGCATTTGCGACGGCGTACCATATTCGCGCTGAGCTTTGGCGACGAACTTCAGCGCGGTAAGTACGTCAATTTCCAGCTTGGGGGACTTAGCCATTTCGATTAATCCTTTTTCCATGATGGCGCGGGGAGCGGAGCGCCGAATGCGTCAGCTTGCGGCGCCGGCATGGCGACGGGTTGAACCGGCTTCAGCATTCGGTAAGCCGCCTGAACTTGCAAAATCTGTACCTCGCAATCGTCCAAGGCGTTGTGTTGAGTGCGGCCCGTTCCCTTCGCGGTAATTGATTTCTCGTCAATTCCGCTCATCGCAATTGCCGTGCGAACATCGCGGAAAGTGCGGAAACCTTGCTTGCGTTCGTCGTCGTGCCATTCCAAGCGATAGCCGACAAGATCAGCGACGAATTCCAGAACGTGGCAATCAAAGCCCGGCGATTTTGCCCACACTGTCAGCGACTTTTCGAGCGGCGAATACTGATTTCCGCAGGCAACAATCCAATCGTTGAATTGTTGGATTGCTGTTTTTGGCTTTACGCCTCCTAACAAGAAGGCATCTTGCGCTGTTTTATCTTTTGTCCGCCACCAATCAAGGGTCGCGAGATCAATTGTCAGCCCGATCATGAGCGAAGAAAAGAGATCGATATTTCGATAAAATGACGTGGACGGCGGAGCCGCACTAGGTACGGAATTGTCGCCATACGGGTCAAAGACTTTCGCGCCAATTGACAGCACGGCGCAACCCGGCTTCGTTCCTAAAGTCTCCAAGTCCAACATTATATCCATTTTCATTCCTTTCTAGAATGGGGTTTTATCTTGATATTTTTCGCATCCGTGAGCGATAATTGATGCGGGCGGGCGTGCATCGGCAAGACCGCAAACCTCAATCGGCGCGGTTAAGGGACCGTTAACCCAATGCTCGCAATTGGGGCAGCACTTCGTGCATTCGTCAAGATGACGACGCATGACGCGGCCCAATTCTTCGGCGATAGCGTTAATGGTGGCGTCTCTTTCTTCACCTGTCAGCGTTCCAATTTCCCTAGACATTACCATTCAACCCTTGTTACCTGTTTCGGGTCTTTGTTCGTCCATACGTGAATGCGGACAGGCGTGCGGAATTGCTTCGTATATTCTAGCGCTTCGTCAACTGTCTCGGGCGGCTCTACCGGATGCCGTTGACGCCACCACTCATGATAAAAGTGTTTGGCTTTCGGGTTTTGTACTGAAACCCATTCCGTAATTCGTTCGAGCCCGCTCCAATAGGTCGCGGCTAGCATTTCAAACCCGGTTTTCTTAGAAATATGTTTCCAGTAATACACACTGTCAACGTCGTAAATCTCGATTTGCGGCAAATCCGACTTAAGAATTTCTTCCTCATTCGCCTTGCGGAGTATCTTGGTTTCGAATTCGAACGGAGCGCCGCAACCGTCACAAAAGCGAGCCGAGATATGATTATAGACGCCGCATTGATCGCAAATCTTAATCGGCACGTCGCCGCCGCTTTGACCCTTTCGACGCGGAATATATGGGTCATTGATCGGGCCGCAACGCCGAACATTCCCGCCAAAATCGAGAATGAGACAATTCTCTTTGTACGTCTCGGGAGAAACGCGCATTCCACGCCCGTATTTCTGAACGTGTTTCGGTACTGACATTGTGGGCTGAAGATCGATGATGAAATCTAGCGGCGGATGGTCATAACCCTTAGTGAAAATGTTGTTACCCACAAGCGCCCGTACTTGCCCGTCTTTGTGTGCCTGGATACGCCTATCGCGTTCTTTCGGGTCTTTCAATTTCGAGTGAACAAACGTTGAGCTAATGCCGAATTGATTGAGCATGTTGGACACGTTTTCGCAATGCTCAACGCCGGAAGCGAACACTAACCAGGAACGTCTATTCTGTCCGTAGGGGATCGCCTCACTTAGCGCCGCGTAAGTGATCCGCTCGCGGTTCGCGGCTTCCTGTAACTGCTTTTGATTGAAATCGCCGTTAGCTCCTAGCGACAACTGGCTAGTATCAATCTCAACATTAGTTCGTTTTGGAATAAGTGGCGACAGATATTTTTCAGCGATCAGTCGGGCAAAACCGTCAATCGTGCAAAGGTTATAAACAACATCGTGGAAGATTTGGCCGGGATGATCATCCGTAATATAACCCTGACCCATTCGGAAGATTGTCGCCGACAATCCGACGACTTTCATAAATGGATTGATCTTGCGCCATTCGCGGATAAGCAATTGGTAATTGGTTTCATCCCCAGGTCCGACCATGTGACATTCATCAATGAACATGATATCCCGGCGCCCGAATATTCCTGGGTTTTTCACCATGGATTGCACGCCGCCAAAGATGATCGGTTGCGCATAGTCCCGAGCGCCCAGGCCGGCACTATGGACGCCATACGGAGCGTGCGGCCATGCCTTGGAAAACTTGTCGGCGTTCTGTTGAATTAGCTCTTTGCTGTCCGTCACGACGGCAAACGTTGTCTGCGGATAGTAATAAAGCGCTCGCTTCATAAAGTTAGCGATGACGTGAGTTTTGCCCGCCGCCGTTGGGAGCGCCACAACCGGGTTGCCATTATGACCCGCCGCAAAGTAATCCCAAATCGCGTCAACGGCGCCGCGTTGATACCAACGATCTTGGTAAATACCTTGCGATTGCATTAGCGAATTCATAGTGATCTATTTTCGTTTATAAAATTTATAGCAAGATACCCTATGTATTCAGCGTAAGCCGGTGGAATTGCCTCGCTCATTTCTGCCAACGTCATCCAATTAATTCCAAGAGCTTCAGAAGCCGCCGCTTTATGTCCGCCTTCCCACACGTCTTTTGTTCCCCTTCCGCCCGCCGTAGCGGCTCGCTTTCTTGCATGTCCGCCGTAAACGCCTATAACTGGCGTTGCGTCATGACTACAAGGCGGAACAGGTAAGGGGAAATTACTTTCAAATAAACGATGACGTTGAAGCCGACAACCTTGCGCACCTAAATTGAACATTGAACCGCATAGAATAACGGGATTGCGCATCGCCCAAGCGGCTTCCTCAACATTTTCAATTACCCAAGGTATATTCGCCGGCATTCTATCGCGAACTTGATCGATCAATAGCGGAGCGCCCTTAGTGCCTGGGGCGTGACGCATTGACGTATATCCTTGACACGGAGGGGAAGCCCAAACGAAATCAAACCCATCAAGCGAAATAGTCAAAGCGTCAGCTTGAATGAATTTGAATGGATATCGATTACGCGGAACAATATCAACACCTGTTACATCAAATCCCGCGCGGAATAATCCCATACTTGCGCCGCCTGCACAAGAAAACAAATCTAAAGCTTTAGGTTTGCTGTTCATACAATGCGCAACCATTCATGACAGCCAACCGGCAACGTATCTTTCGGAATATTCGCGCCCCATTTCTCGCAGTAAAATTCGCCTTGCCATGTGGGCATACAGTTGACGCAAGAGCGACAGTTTTTCGCCGGCTCCGCTCCGTTGTGGCAAACGTCAACATGATCACAAAACTTGCACTTATAGAACGCCGCGCTTTGCGCGATCTTCGCCGGGGGAACTTTCGTTGTTAAGATCGTCTCGGCTTTCTTGTAAACTAAGTCGAGTTGCGCGCCGTCATACGGCAAAATGATTGGGTCTAAATCTTCGTCGTTGCGATTAGCCGGCACGAACATACAAGCCGGTAAACCAAGCTCGCGAAGGTAAATCATAACCTGATTATAATATTTCAAGTCTTCGACAATTAGCGCCTTCGTCGTTAAAGTCGTGAACCGTTTCGTATTGATATACTTGAATTCCAAGAGAATTCGAACGCCTTCAGTATAAACCGGATGCGAGGCGATGCCGTCACATTTACCGTACATATGACCGTTGAAATTAGTGATTGCCCACTGTTTACCCGTCGCCGGGTCAATCTCTTCGACCGTCCAGCCGGTAGCACGCAACCATGCAACTATGTCCGCTTCGTTCGCTTCGCCGCGTGAATTGTAGCGTTCCATGCGACCGTCAGGAAGCTTAGGCGCCGTTACCCAACGAAACCCAAACCATGTTTCCGCCGCACATTCGCCGCCTAGGTTGGACGGGCTCAACCGCGTTGAAAAGCGCCTAGAACCGCGCGCGGTTTGCCAGTAAGTGTTGATATCCTCTTTGACGCCGAACCTAATGCGGTTGCGAACTTCGTCATTGCGGAAATCGATCATGGTAATCCCTTTATTGAAAACGGGCTGAGTACCGGGGGGAAACTCAGCCCGCTATTCGTCCAAGGCGCTCGGGTTAGCCTAGCCGACTTGTAGCGGCATCAAGCGGCGTTTCCTTTACCCCCCTGGCACGAATTCCTTACCGCCCAGGCTGAGCCGCCCAAGACGGCGTGCCTCCGCCGCCACCGGCAGGAGCGCCAAACGGCGCGGGCTGTCCCTGACCCTGCGGAGCGCCGAACGGAGCCGGCGTGCCGAACGGGGCGCCTTGCGGCTGTCCCTGGGGCTGTCCCTGCGGCTGGAAGGGCGCGGCCTGGGGCTGGAAGGGCTGTCCGCCGCCCTGCGGTTGGGCTTGGGGCTGGAACGGAGCGGCGCCGCCCTGGGGAGGAGCGAACGGAGCGCCGCCCGCTGGCCCTTGCTGGAATGGCGTGCCGCCTTGGGGCTGTCCCTGGGGGATTTGCGGAGCCGGTTGCGCTGTCTGCGGCCCGGCGCCAGCTTTGCCGGCCATGTTGCCGTTAACGTCGCGGATACCGTTCGTCGCCAACTGAGTGAAGGCAGTCGGCTTGCCTTCAGCGTCCTTTTGCTGTTCCGAGACGACGCGGAAAGGCCGGTTGAACAGTTCGGCGGCGTTGCCGATGCGTCCCGGCAATCCTGTAACATGCCCTAGCGCCGCCAACTCCTGAGACGCGGCAGCTACGGCTTTCGGATTGTCGTTCTTGAGGTTGAACCGCAAGACGAAATCCTGACCCATTGCCGGGCCTTCCTGGCACTTGCCGCCGAGTTCAAGATACCAATTGTTCGGCTTGTTGTTGACTTGTTTAAAGCCGTGATCTTCAGTCAGGACAACAAGCCAACCCTTAGCGTCAGAAACCGGCAAGAATGAGCCGCCTTCAAACACTGGGTTGATTTGTGAGAAATCCCAATTTAGGTCCGTCATAGTGCGATTACTCCTATTTCAAATCGCGGTTGAAGAGATCAATTCCCGACGCCTTATAGATAGCATCGGCCAAATAATTCCAACCCTGCGAAAGAGGGATAGGAATTTCACCTGTCATCCGGTATCTGTTTCCGGCGACGTACTGAGGCGTTCTATCGACGCCAATTACACGCCCGCGATTTTGCGTAACCGCGCGGCTCATTGCTTGTTTATCGTTGACGATAACCATAACGGGCTCATACATGAAACCAACCATGTCAGCCCATTGGGTTATCATTTCGCGCTTACCATAATTCTTATTGTTCTTTGGCGAATGCAAGAGCAAATCCCAGGTGTCATATTCGCCGGAAGTCGGATCAACAATCCGGCTAGCGAAAACGTGGCAAGTCAAGATGGTATTGATCCCGAAATTGACCGCGAGCAAATCGCTATAATAGGTGAACTTGCCGAATAGCTCATTAGCGTACTGATACGCCTTGCCATAGCCGCCAAGCGCGGCTTCCATTGTCAACGCCTTTGCGTTGTTCGGCGAATAGTTCGGGTCTTTCGCCAACGTCGCCTTGTGAATGAGCGTTTCAAGCGCCGTCGCGCTGTCCCAAACAAGCGATTGATGGGGGAACTTGCCCTGAGCCGCTGAATTCCCGATCTCGTCAAATAGCGCCATGACGCTATCCCAAGTCGTTATCATTCTCGTCTTTGGAACCGTCATCGGCCCGAAACCCATTTCCATCGGGATAAGTAAAGGTTTCGGGGCGCCGCAAGCTAGCGTCGTCTTCCCAACCTTTTCTTGCGCGCCAATTACGATGCGTTGTCCAACCGGTTTCGCCGCTGTTGATACGTCGCCGAGAATACTCAAGCTATATTCCTTATTGAATGAGGGGAGCCGGAAGCCCTAGCGGGGCGGGGGTGCGGAGCCTAAAGCTCCCGGCTCTTTCCCGGCGACAATGGGGAGTTGAAACGCCGGGAATTCAGATTAGCGCGAGCGCTGTTTGATCTCGATTGATTTCGACGCCGGCTTGATCGTCAGCACGCGATTGATAATTGCCCGCTGTCCGCCATTCAACAGCTTGTATTCGGATGCCGAAAGCTCGGGCTTGAACTTGACAAGCCTGTCAGCGATGATCGAACCGCCTTCAATTGACGCGGCGATTTGCGCGAGCGCCATTTTCACGGCGTCACTGTCGGCGAGCTTGTAGTCAACAGCGTGGGTAATCTTCAACTCCCACTTGTCAAAGCCGAGATCGATATTCTCGACGCCGGATTTCATTTCGTCGGTTTCCGTCGAAAAGGTTTCGATAACCTTCGCGCGCAAATCCCGTTCATTCATGACGGCATTTGCCGCCGCTATTTTGGCCGCTTGCCAACTGGCGAGCAAGTCCGTTTGTTCCTGCGAAAGCATTTTGAATTCCCCGGTTTGTGTGGTTGACCATCGCCAAGCTAAGCCTGGAAAATCTTTCCGTCAAGGCCCATTTTGGCTATTGACCGAAATTTTTTGCCCCCGTAAAGTCGCGGCTTCAGCCAAATCAGGTACCCACAATATGCAGTCGAAATTGCTAGCCGAGACACAACGGCTATGGAAAGATCGTCCGCGCTCGCAAACAATCATGCAAGTGCATATATCGACAGAAATCCCGTTTCATTGGTTAGTGCACTTTTCGAAAGGGCGAACTAAAAATCCGCCCGTATTCTATATTGAAACTTTGTATTGCTTTTTGAGCGGGCGGGAATTACAACTGTGAATTGGCATAACATACCTGACGAGCTAAAGGCGCTCATTCAATGGTGTGTTTGGCGGTATGAGATACCGTCCGACGATGCCGCACCTACAAAGGTTCCATATCATCCTGTTACGGGCGCCAAGATGGCGACAGATAACCCGCAAACGTGGTGCTCATTCAATGAGGCGGTTGAACATGCTGAACAATTTAACGGCATCGGTTTCGTATTCACTAATCGTGATGCTTACTGCGGAATTGATTTGGATGATCCTTTCGCATTAAAGCCAGATGGCTCGCCGAAGTTTCCGGCAGATAAAGCCGCTGAAATAGCCGCGCGTCATGGTCTTATCTTGAATGAGATTGGCGGTTATGCCGAATGGTCGCCAAGCGGCAAAGGCTTGCACATTATCACCAAGGCGAAAGTGCCTCACGGTCGCCGCCGCGATGCCGTCGAAGTCTATTCCGATCTCCGCTATTTCACGATGACAGGTAACGTTTTCCGTCCAGGCGAGATCGAAGACCAAAGCGAAAAGGTCAATCTGTTATGGGCTCAGATGGCGCCCAGGTCGAAGCAAGCTGGTAACGGCTTCGCTCCTGACTTCATTCAAGAGCATGACGACGCTCAAGTTTACGAAATGGCCGCGACGGCGGTTAACGGCGATAAATTCACGGCGCTATATAATGGCAATTGGCAAGAATATTACGGTTCACAATCCGAAGCTGATTTCGCGTTGATAGATATTATCGCTTATTACACTCAATTTACGCCGCAAATCCTGCGAATGTTCCGCGACAGTGCATTAGGCAAACGCAAGAAAGCTGAGCGGGATAACTACCTTATGCCGATGATCTCGCGATCATTTGACAACCAAGTACCGCCTATTGACTTCACGGCGCTTATCGATCAGTTTGAAGCGGCTCGGGCGGCGGTTCATACCCCAACTGACCCGAGCGAAGGCGGCGGACCCGCTCCTGCCCCGTTGGCAATCCGGGACGGTCGAGCGCAAGCCAAAGGGGAGCGGTCCAGGTTGACCGCTGAAGGCCGCTCCCCCGTCGCCGATTGGTCTTTGACCGCGTGGCAAGATTGCAAACCTCCTGGCTTTTTATCCGTCTTGCTGGATTATATTTACGCGTCGTCCGCGCGTCCAGCTTACGAAATGTCGCTTATTGCAGCGCTCGGATTGATGAGCGGAACCGTAGGACGGCAATACAACACGACAACCAAAACCGGGCTTAATCAATATTATATGCTTGTCGCCGATACCGGCAAAGGCAAAGAGGGAATTGCGTCGGGCATATCCCGAATTATCAGCGCAACTAAAAAGACCCATGCCCGAGCGACAGAGATATATGGACCGGCTCAAATCATGAGCGGGCAAGCGCTTGTCAAATATCTATCGGGCAAGGCTGTTCCATGTTTCATTTCGCTGACTGGCGAGTTTGGTATTCGCCTAAAACAAATCACGGACGACAACGCGTCAAGCGCTGATAAAACGCTTATGCAAGTTTTGCTTGATTTGTATATGAAGAGCGGCGCCGGCCAAACAATGCAACCATCAATTTACGCCGACAAAGCGAACAACACGGAACAAATCAATTCTCCCGCGTTTACTCTCATCGGCGAAACGACAGGACAACGCTTTTATGAAGCCCTGGACGAAAGCACGGTTACGAGCGGGCTCTTGCCGCGCTTCCTCATTGTCGAATATACCGGCAAACGCCCGAAATCAAATGAAAGCGCCGAATATATTGAGGTTCCCGAATTCATTTGCTTGGGGCTCAAAACCATTATGTTGCATATCGAAGACATGGCGCAAAACGGCACGGTTTGGATATGTAGGCAAGACGAAATGGCAACTCAAATGCTTAAACAGCTTGACGATTTTTGCGACGATCAGGTCGATAATTCGAGCCGGGATTTAACGCGGGAATTGTGGAACCGCACGCATATTAAGGCGCTCCGCTTGGCGTCGTTGTTGTCGGTTTCAGTCGATTACCTTAACCCTGTTGTTACCGCTGATATGGTCGAATGGGCCGCGTCAATGGTACTGACTGACACGTACCGGCTACTCCGCAAATTTGAAGCTGGCGAAATGGGAAAGCAGGAAGTAACCGACAATTCCAAACAAGAGGAACATATGCGTTCCGTCATTGGAAATTATTGTCGGAAAACGTTTGAGCAATTGCCTACATATCCGAAGAAACTCGAATTGTGGAAAAACGGGGTAATAAACGCGTCATATCTAACTGCCGCTTGCTCGTCAAAGGCTTGCTTTAAACAGGATCGAAAGGGATCATTGGCTGCTATCTCGATTATCCTCAAGCATCTTTGCGATAACGGTTATTTGCAATTGGTGAACGCGAAAACTGCCAATGATCAGTTTCAGTATGCGGGAAAGTGTTATGCGATCCTTGATCCGAAATGGTTCATGGAGTTTTAAGGGGTTTTAAGGTGGTATATAGGGCTCAAACCCTTGTGCTGTATAGGTTTGAAGGCTTTTAAGGTTTAAGGGGGTAGGGGTACCCTGGGAGAGTGGGTCCTAATAGGTAATCTCGCGTGTCGCCGGCAACTCAGCGCGGTAACTCGTAATAACGCGAGGAAGCTCTATCAGTAAGACCCTTAAAACCTTAAAACCTATTAAAACCAACTACTTATCTCTTAAAACTACCTTAAAAATACTTAAAAGCATAAAAGAAGTAAGAAAGATAACGAGTTAACGGAAAGGAAAACGAGAAATGAATTATATACGAATTGGCGGTATGTATTACCGGAAAGAACATGTCGTTAAATTTTCGCTTAGTTCGATTGGCGAACTTGAGTTTTGGGTTATAGGATTTGAAGCTCCTATTAAATCCCATACACGACAAACTGATTTCAATACTCCCATGGCTTTCCTAATGGAAATGAATGGCTATGGGGAAGATCAACCGCCAAGCGAGATAAGAGGATAACGGATATGATACCCGGAAAATTCATCAACGATGACGGCTCAGTTACCGTTTACGAAGCCGGCACAAATGCGGAGCTTCATGTTATCCATTATGCCGTAAGCGAGTCTGGAACGCCGCTAGATGGCATTGAAGCCATGTTGACGCATTGGTATCCGAGTGCCGATGAAATCAGCCGTATGATTGACGGCAAGCCGATTGCGCTGTCTATTGTGGGCAGTCGTCATCCTTGGGTTAAAGTGGGAGTATCGGAATAATTCGAATTGACAGCATGAGTTTCCGGCCTTATATTCCGGTTAGATAAAACGGAGTTACGGAAATGAACACCTTGCATCGTCGCGTTGTGAAGACCGATAAGACCCTTGCTGAAGTTCAGGCGGAATTCAAGGGTCGGCCCGTTCATGTCATGGATATGCAGAACGGTACGTTCTCGATTGAAGGTCCGTATAAGACGCAACGTTGTTGGATTGACACGATTGCGTTCAACCTCAACCCGGAGGCGTTTCTATAATGAGAATTATTCTAATCGGCATGGAAACAAGCGGTCAACTTCGGCGACGATTTCAGGCGCTTGGACACTTCGTCGTGTCCTGCGATTTGTTGCCGGCTGAAGATGGCTCGCAATTTCCTGACGCCGGTATGATAGGCGGACACATTCAAGCGGATATCCGCGAATGCGTCGATTACCTTTGGTCGCGCCAGTTATGGCCGCATTTGGCTATCTTTCATCCCGATTGCACTTATCACACTGTTTCGGGCGCATGGGCGTTCAAGGATGCCGATTACACGCGTTATCCGAACGTCGGTTATCATCAACGCGTCAAGCCGGAAACGCTTGTTGGCGAGCCCAGGCGAGCGGCCCGAGACGAGGAAGAGGCGCTAATTCGCGATCTCGCTTCGCTCAAGATCGGGCTTAAGGTCTTTGAAAATCCAATTGGAACGCTTTCGACGCGTTGGCGGAAACCAATTCAGGTCATTCAACCGTATCAATGCGGCGACGATGCTAGTAAAGGCACTTGCCTTTGGTTCATTGATCGCGATGGCGAAGACGCGCCGCAATACGCCCTGCCGATTGATCCGGCGAAGTACATAGCGCCGACGACGCGAGATAACGGAAAAGCCTATTGGGCTAATCAAACTGATACCGGACAGAACAAGCTAGGTCCAGGGGATGAGCGCTGGAAAGATCGTTCCCGGACTTATCCCGGCGTAGCTGACGCGCTGGTTACGCATTTGCATTCCGTGTTAACGTCTCGTTAGGAAATGTTACATATCATGGGTCTAGTTTCGTTTAGTAGTAGGATTTGTAACAATGAAACAGGATCAAATCCGCATCGCTCCTGAAGGCGCTAAGCGCGCTGTCATCGGCGATCGTGATAAAGCTGAAGCGCTTAAGACCGCTCAGCTTTGGGCGCGGCTCCGCACGCGCGCCATTCACTCGAATGAAGTCTATTGGGCTAAATGCGAACTGAGAAAGAGAGGCTATTGTGTCTGATCAAGTCGCCGATACGAACGCGCTTTATTTCATTACCGTTCTGGTAGAGGCTCGGCGAATTAACGTTATAGGTAATGATGATATTGCTAGCGGAATTGTAGGCGCGTTTAATGATGCTAAAGGGATTATTGTTCATCGTATTAAGATCAAGCAAAGGGAAATCACGAAATGAAACAGCCAACACCAGAGGAAGCGGAAGCACTACACTTAACGCTTGATAAATTGGCGCGTAAATCGTTCTTGCTTGGCGTCAAGAAAGCGGAGGAAACTAATCGGGCTAATCGCGAAAACGCATGGTCGACGTTGCGCATGATCCGGCTTGCAATCGAGACGACTTGCCCCGCTGGCGTGTTGCCTTCCGAAGATGCCGTGTTAGGCTTGTATGGTCCCGAGCCTATCCATGAAGGCGAAGCATTGGCGAAAGCCATCATTGAAACCGTTGAAAGGTTGACAAAATGAAACCGGCTTCATATCCGTTCTTGGCTATCGCGAAGAAATACGGGCTCGATTACGGCGACGTGTTGATTTACGCCGACATTCATTACAACGGAAACGTTCCGAACACGACGGAATGGGCGTGCCGCGCTGTTGACAACGTGAGCGCTATTGAGCCCGATTATGCGGCGGTTCAAGACGTTCTCAGCGCGCTTGAAGAATTCCGCGCGATCCAGGCCGGCTTAAGGGATTGGCTAACTGGCGAGCCGATTAATCCTTGGGATTACGAAAAAGACGGTTGTCCCTTTTAGGCTTATATTAACCATCCGAATTAAAGGCGCTTGTACTCGGCCTGAGTTGTCGTTATATTCCTATTATCAGATTGAGACAAAGGGATACGGAAATGAAACTTACCGCTCTTGGTCGAATTGCCGAACTTTCGACGCTAGCAAATAATGCTCGCTGGAATGCTAAGGATCGCGGTAACTCGGAAATGGAAAGCTATCGCGAAGGTGAATGCACGGCGTATAACAAGGCACATGAAATCATGAAAGCCGAGTTGCAGCGCCTTCGCAATCTCTTGCAAAATGGCAGTTTGTCGCAAACTGATTTCGGCGACGATTTGCCTTATTAACTCGCTGTTAATATCTGGCGAGTAATATCAAAACATCGAAGGAAGCGAACAGACAGCCTCTTGTCAGTCGCGGAACCTGGGGCTTCCTTCGGTCAAGAATTGAAATCAACTCCCCCGAGCCGGCGCGGGCTGTCGTCGGCAGAAAGGTTTAGTAAGATGCGCAAACTTACGGACATGTCAATTTCCGAATTGCATGAAGCGTTCAAGCTCGGGAATATTGCGGCGGCTGACGAATTGAACCGCCGCGAACACGCTATCAAGGCGAACAACGCTAAACGCCCTGCCGGCAAAATCGATCTAACACCGACATGGAAAGGTGTTCTCCCGATCATCATTGCCGCCCTGGAAGACGGCACGCCGGAAGGCAAGCGCCTTGCGAAGCTTGAGCTTGCGCAAATGGCGAAGGCGGCGGACCTGTACAACGCCAGCGTTCCGCCGATGACAGATGACGCGATCAAGAACAGCAATACGCCTGAAGCTCAGGAGGCGGCGCGCAAGCGCATGAGCCTTTAACCTCTTATTAACAATTGCCGGCGTTCGGGAAACTCAATGGCGTGACGGTTTCGTTTGGGGCGAATATGTTGCTCCGTTGAATAAGGGAAAATCATGCTGATCAAACTTCACGCGAAATGCGCCGTCAATCCCATTAACGTCGCCGCCGTCATATGTGGGAAAATCTCTGTTGGTGTCATGCTCACAAATGGACGTACCCACAATATCGAATGTCGCGGCAATGGGAATTGTTCCGTTCTGTTCAAGGCGATTATTACGGCGCTTGAGCCGCATATCTATCTGACAGAAGTTGGTGCGAAAGAGCCGACTATGATCAACCCCGAATGGGTCTTGAGCATTGCCGAGATTACCCCAGGTATTGCCGTCAACATGGCCGGCGATTTCGTCATTACCGTACCGTGCGGAATGTCGAGTAAGCCTGAATATTTCAATAAGATCATCCGGCAATTGGAGCCGTTCAAATGAAAGCTATTATCGGATTACAGTTGTTGCTTGCCGGCGCTTATTCGAATAACCCATTTTTGTTTTTCGCCGGCTTGGCGATGATGCTATGGGGGATGGTTGAATGAAGCTTTACGCCGGATGGTATGTCGTCGGCGAGCGAGGCGGAGACACGCTTGCGCTGATCGCCGGGCCTGTCCAGTCTCGGGAGCGTGCCGAAGCTCTTCAGCCGGGCGCCCAGGCTCACGCCAGGGTGCATTTCGCTCTTGCGGACGGCGATACCTTCGCCGTAGCATGGCTTGCCTTCCCCAGGGCGCTTGCCGGGCGCTGCAACGTGGCGCTATGGGTCAACCCGGAGTTTCAGGAATATGACGCTTAGCCCTTTGGATAAAGTCATCGCGGCTTGCCGGAAAATTAACCTTGTGGTGAGGGATCGGTTCGAACCTGAGCGTAAGTTATTTATTTATAGGCCGGATGGTGCTTTACTTCGCACATTCGACATTCACGGCGGCAATAAGGTCAATGCCGACGATTTCGCCAATTGGTGGCGCTATATGGGGTATGACAAATGAGAATTTCAGTTAACGCGCTTGGTGAATTCGCTTGCGGAATGACGTTTGATAATGGTTGGGCTATTATCATCAGTCAGCAATCTTGCGGGCATTTGTCGCTTGCGGTTGTCCCCCATCGAATATTCGAAGACGCTTCGCAAGGCGCTATCGAGTTTATCAATAACCCGGATCATTGGAGTAAAGAGGCGGTAGTTAAGCGCGGCGATTATATCGACCATTTCGACGGCGACGATACCGCGCTATTGGATTTTATTACTCAGGTCCGATTACGCTTTCCCGAGCCGAGTTTCGCTAAGATCGGTCAAGATATTATGAAGGCGGTCAAGTCGTGAAAGAACAATTCAAGGAAATCAATTTTCACGCCAAGACGCTACGCATGATCAATCATGCTAACGCGATCATCGCCGACATGAAGGCTCAGGGTTATACGCTCACGCTTCGCCAGCTTTATTACCGCATGGTCGAAAGCAAGTTGCTGGAAAACAAGCAAACGAATTATGACCGGCTCGGATACATCGTTGATGAGGCGCGCAAATGCGGCTTAATCGATTGGGATGCAATCGAGGATCGGACGCGCTTTCTTCGTCGCATTGCCAATTACCGTGGTCCGTCGCACTTCCTGTCCAGGATGATGAGCTATTACGCTGAAGACGTTTGGCGCGATCAAGAACATTATTGCGAGGTATGGATTGAAAAGGACGCTTTGATTGGCGTAGTTGAGCGGCCTTGCAACGAATACCGCGTTCCTCACTTCGCTTGTCGCGGATATCCGTCGTCGTCGGAATTGTACGTTGCCGCGAAACGTTTACGGCGTCAGTTGGACGCCGGCAAACTCGTCAAGGTCTTTTACCTGGGCGATCACGATCCAAGCGGGATCGATATGACGCGATCCAACGAAGAGCTATTGCAAACGTTCGCCCGCTCAATTGGCATTGAGGTTGAGCGCATCGGTTTGAACATGGATCAAGTCGAGGAATACAACCTTGTCCCCGATCCGGCGAAACAAACCGATAGCCGTTTCCAGGCGTATTCCGAAGAATATAACACTGACGAAAGTTGGGAGCTTGACGCGCTAACGCCATCGGTAATTGACGGGCTCATTCGCACGGCGATTGAAAGCGTCGTTGATCAAAACGACTTTGACGCCAAACTTGCCCAGGAAGCCGATAACAAAGAATTGCTTCAAAAGATATCGGATAATGTTCCCGGCGTTAACCGCTATCTGAAATACCGCGACGAACAGATTGACGGGCTCAGCGAAGACGGCACTTATAGCGCTGACGACTTGCTTCAAATGGCTGAAGAGATAAGGAAACCGAATAATGTACTTTTCACGCGATGAGAAAGAGGCATTCAAGGCCGGCGTCCGCAAGGGCGAAAAGAATGCCGATGCAAATTTTACGGTCCTTCGTTCGTCGCTCGAAATCGAAACCGGAAAGTTTGTTGAAGCTCTTAAAGAACTTTTCGCCGGCTAATGACCCGCGAAGAACGCATAGCTCTAAACAAGTCACTTGGCTTAAGTGTCGAATGGCTTGAGGCTATGACAGATGACGAGTACGAAGCCGAGCGCGATTTCCGTGAAGAGAAAGCTTTGCGTCGGCGACATGCTCGATTAGTGCTATCGAGATTTCAGGCCGGATATGTTGTAAGGGCATGGATAAAATGAACGAGGAAGACAAAGCCGAACATGCGCGCTTAATTGGCGGCGAAATTACTCCGCGTAAACGGCGAGGCGAAGCGCCAGTTAAAGTTTGCGTTGCCTGCTATCAATTAAACTATCGAGCCGCGCGTATTTGTTGCGGCTGTTTCCGCACATTCTACCCAAGCAAGGCGAAGAATAATGACGAGAATATTCCTTTGTCTACTGGCATTCTCACTAGCGGGTTGCGCTGATCATCGCCCCGGCGACTTCGCCCCGGATCAAATCAAGTGGATTAATCGGAACGTGAAATGAGCGTAACGAGTGCCTTCCGTGTCGCGCATAAGAAAAATCCGACATGGGGATATAAAGAATTAGCGGCGGCAATTGGTTGCGACGTTAATACGCTTCGCGGCATCAATAATCGCATTAAGCTCCCGATACCTGTTAGCCCGAAATTTCGCGGGAACACTAAACCCACGCCACGTAAACGCGCCGTGAAAGCTCTTGTCGAAGTTCCGCCGCAACAGGGCTCAGGCCGCAAACAATACGGCGGCTATCTAAAGTTGCTTTAACCTTTTCTTAAGAGTTGTCGGTTACATTGTCCGTATGAAAACGGATCACGAAATGTCAAACCGGATCGCCGAAGTAGTTCGGGAGATCGCACGCAAAGCAGCTAAGGAAGCCGCTCAGGCGGCGCTAGCGGGAAAACTCAACGAAAAGGAATATGACAATGTTTAAGACCTTCGCCCTTACTGCCGCTCTTGCCGTGTCAGCCGCTTTTGTCGGTTACAATCTCGATACCGTCGTTAAGACGGCTTTCGATGTTCGCGCCTATATGCAGGGCGCCGCGCCTGTCGATCTCAAGGCCGCGTTTTGGGCGTGCTACGAACATACGGGCGATGCTTCGCGGTGCGAAGCTGAAGCTCAAGCCTGGGCCGCTCGGGATGGCGTTGATGCGGTAAACCAGATCGCCCTTGGGATCACAGACAGAATGCTTGCCAACTACCCGCGATAGTGTATGCTCCGCGTCATCACTCATTCGCGAGTGTGTTCCCACAACTCAGCCGGGCCGGAAACGGTTCGGCTTTTCTTTTAGGTGGCGCGATATGAACGTTTCAGGCTATCGGCTCGGGCGCAAGCTCAAATCAAGTCAAGTTGATCGCCGCGATTACGTCACCTATTTGCAGTTGGGCAAACGCCCGCCCGCCGTTGATCCAAGCGCCGGCAGTTGGCAGACTGTCGCGGAATGGGCCGCTTATGATCCCGGTCTTACATCGGCGGCAACCTTCCCAACGTTCAACGCTCGTATCGTTCTTGACAAGTCGCTGTTTCCGGCGACGACGACAAAGCTTCGCCTGACGTTTGACGGACCTGTCAGCGTCAGTGACGATAGCGGCGTTGATTTTACGGCGGCGGTTGGGCTTGCGGCGGCGGGCGGCAACGCTTGGGATTACGCCATCGCTCCCGCCGATTGTTTCGCGGCTCCGGTTGATCTCACGTTTTCGGATGCCGGCGATCCGGTCAATCAACAAGTTTCGGATGAAATCACGCTGACAGTTGACGGCACGAAAGACGTTGTTGTTTCCATGCTGTACGCATCGGGAGATACCGGCACTTCCGAGAATACCGGCGTTGAACCGCCAACGACATGGCATCTTTATTTGAACACGGCGGGCGGCTCCGTTGACGATCTCGCGCCGGCAGGATTGACGGACGTTCGCACCGCGTTCGGCAACAACCATCAATGGGCGCTTTCAAAGGTTGAGGCTTTCGCATGAGTATCGGCGGCACTGTCCTTGTTGTTTTGGCTGTCCTTATCGTTCTTGCCGTATTTATCGGCGTCGGCACTTGGGTCTTGGAAAAGATCGCCGAAGGTTTCAAGCATTAACCTTTTTTCGCGCTTGCCTGATTGTGGGCAATGTGATTAGCTTCCTTCAGGTCAACCAAAAGGAAGCTATCTCCATGTTCGGTCAAGGCGGAAAACTGTCGCTCAAGACAGTAGACGACGAAATCATTGCAAAGGTCGAGGAAGGTATTTCCAAGGTCGAGGAATTCGCCGGGGAGTTGCCGCTTGTCGGTATCTCAGTCCAGGCGATGCACGACATTGAAAAGAAAGGGCTCGAACTTATTGCGAGCCGTCAAGCCGAGATCAAGGCGGAGATTGCCCGTCTCTCAACCGAACTTGCCGGAACGGAAGCGCTCTTAGTTGCCGGCACGACCAAGCTGAAGAGCTTGGTTGCCTTTCTGAAACCCGTCGCCCAGGCTCCCGACAAGCCCGAAGTTCCCGCCGCCGTTCATACGGATATCCAAACGGATAGACCGAAGGCGGAACCGGTTATCGCGGATATCCAAGCGTGACGCCGCTCCGTCTCTTCCCTGGCGCTGATTATCAATTCGAATACGAAAATCACGCCGGCAAGGTCGAAAGGCGTACGTGTCTATTCGTTGACGCGGAATGGGGCGTTGTTGAGCCGTATTATCCAACGCCACGCTTGCTCTTGCGCATGTTCTGTTATGATTGCGAAGCTGAGCGCTCATTTGATCCGGCGAAGATCAATTTCGAGACATGGCGGCAAACTTCAGTGAGTTACGGCGAATGACCGACAAAGCCCCAACGCCGTCAATGGACGATAAGTCGATCCCGTCGCCACCAACGCGGACAGTTGAACAGTACGAAGCCGATAAAGAGCGCGGCGTTCAGCCTGTCGGTAATCCCAAGGATGGAAAGAAATGACTAACGAAGAGCGCGCCGTGATTATACAACGCGAGGCTGAAGCGTTTCTTGTTGAAGCCGACAAGAAATATAATAGCAAACGCGGTATTTCAAACGAGCAAATGACAACGGAATTACTTGGCGTCGTTGCCGGCGCTATCGCGTGTATGCTCGCTTCTGGAATGCCGTATGCAAATGTGTCAGCCGCAGTTAACGCGGCTATGTCGGATATGTTCGGATGACGCCTTGGAAGCTTGCCGCGACTTCCGAACATAGCCAGCAACGGGCGTTATTTGCTTGGGCGAATTGCGCGGCTGAATTCGGCTTTTACGCCGCCTCATACGGCGACTGTTATAAGCTTGAAGCGCGCGAGCGCCATTTCAAACTAGGGACAGGATTAGGGCCGGCGCCGATGCCGGTTCCCGAATTGCATTTGCTATTCGCGATCCACAATCAAGGGCATGGGGACCGCATACGCGGCGCCCAGGCTAAGGCGGAAGGCGTCAAGGCCGGCGTGCCTGATACCTTGCTCCCCGTCTCGCGGACGCATCCCCTGCCGGCTCCGTACAGCCATTGCACCGAAACATATCATGGCTTGTTCGTTGAGTTGAAGAAACCCAAGAAAGGCGTTGTCAGCGACGATCAAACGCAATGGCTCGGGGCGTTGACTGAGCAAGGATATGCAGTTTCCGTTTGCAGGGGCTGGATTGAAGCCGCTAATTGCATTGCCGGATATCTCGGCTCAACAGTGAGGATTGACGATGCGCCCTATTAAGCCCGACAATCAACAGCGAATTGTGCTGGAATTCAATCCGGCGCCGTATCTAGTCAATGGGATGATTGAAAATCTCAACATCATGACGACGAAACTCAGCCCGCAGGAATACGCGGCCTGGATTGGAAGCCAGATTGCGGCGATTGCCTACGTAATGCATTCGAGCAATACGACTGAGCAGGTCGTTGAATTGTTCTCAACGCTCGTCAAAGACGCGGGCCGGCAATTCGAACACCGCAAAAAGCTTCTGGAAAAGGAAGCTAATAGTCCTCTCAAATATAGGCCATCCGATGCCTGATGTTCCTGAATATCCCGACGATTTCACGAATTATCCGAAATCCTTTTCCGAACTTCGTTCCATAAAGGCGGCGGAAAATACGGCGACAATTTGGACGCCTCGCGATTGTTTGGTTGATATGCTTCGCCGAATTGACGGCGGCATGAAATGCGATGCGCTAGTGGTCTCTTATCGAATTCCAACCGAAACGCGCGGGATTGCGCGCATGGCTTATTTGCAAGCCGTGCCTGATAATGAAACGGCAGTCGGTTTGCTTTTCCGCGCTGCTCAGATGATTTCAAGGGATGGCGACTGATGACCGATGAAAAGATTGACCCGCTAGACGCGCGCATTGATCATATCAATGAAGCCGTGCGTCATCTTTCAGACGTAGCATATAGGATGCTTCAAGCGCTGAAGCCGAATGACGCGGATCAAGTCGATATAGTCAACACAATTCAAGCTGTTGGCGTTTTGGTTGGAACAATCGTCGTGTCGCTTTCTGAGATCGCCGATAGTGTGGGCAAGATCGCTCGACAAAATGATGCTGATTTCAAAGCGGCGGTTGACGCGGCGGCGGCTCAGCAAGCCGAAATTATCCATGATGAAACGAATAAGCGGAGTTTTATCGGTCAACCGAAAAAAGGCAGTTGACAGTTTCCGCGAATTCGCTAGGTTTCGATTTATGGGCTCCCCGCTCATTAGGTCAACTCAACAACTGAAGGAACTTTCTAGCATGGCGAAACTCGCACTCGCGGCCCTTGTCGCCGCAACTCGCTCCCCGCTCGGCTACACTTATGCAACAATCGCTGACGCGAAGTCGCTTGTCGCTTCCGGCGATGCTGAACAGAATTCCGGCGCGGCCAATCCGGCCAATCCGAAGGAATTCGCAACCCGCGCTAGTGTCGCCGGCCTTGCAAAGCAGGATGCCGCCGACGCGAAGGCCGCAGCGGCGGCAACGCCGACGTTCACTTTCATTACGTCGCCGGCCCTGGAAAAGTCGTCGCGTGGTGGCGGACGCAAGCACAAGTATCCGTTTGCTGATTTCCCGGCGCCGACGACTGGACCGGACGGCAAGGCGATCACGTCGAAGATTTTCGTTCCGGCAACGGAAGCAATGCCCAATCCGGCGAAGTCGCTTTCTTCGACCGTTTCCCAGGCATCGCGCGACTATGCGACCGTTTCCGGCGAAAAGCCCGGCAAGGATCGCAACGGCAAGGATATCATGCGCAAGACGTACTCGTTCGAACGCAAGTTCGCGATTGTTCCCGGCGAAGCCGACGACGGCAACGGCGGCAAGGTCAAGGGCGCGTACATCGAACGCGTGAAGTAATTCGAAGGGGAGGTAAAGGAGCCCGGCGCGAAAGCGTGGTCGGACCGGAGCGCCCAACGAACAGGAAGGCCGGCAGGGGGCAAACCTAGCCGGCCTTTCTTGCGTTCGGGCTCGGGCTGGCGTACAAGATCGAAACGCCACTAGGAACGCGCCCCATGGCTTCCCCTGTCATCGATCTATCCCATCACAACCCTGACCCGGATTGGGCCGCAGTCAAGGCCGCTGGTGTCTTGGGCGTAATCCACAAGGCAACGGAAGGCGCGGGGTACGCGGACCCTGACAGGCGCCCCAGGCTCGCCGCAGCGTACCGCGCCGGCTTGCTCATCGCGACCTATCATTTCATGCGCCCTGGCGACATGGCGGCTCAGGTCGCGTTCTACTTGAAGACTATCGATGCCGCCAAAGGCGAGCGCGTCATTCTCGATTACGAAGACCCGAAAATTCCTGTCTCGGATTTGCGCGATGCCGTGCAAGCAATTTGGGATGCGCGGCCCGATCTTCAGATAACGGTCTATTCCGGCAATCTGATCAAAGAACAACTCGGGAATGCAAGCGATCCTCTATTAGCGAAAACGTCGCTATGGATCGCACAATACAACAATTCCGGTCCGCGTTGGCCTACTCAGGTTTGGCCGAATTGGTCACTCTGGCAATGGACAGACAGTGAAACCGTGCCGGGGATTTCCAGGCCGGTTGACGGCAACAAATGGAATGGAACCGCTGACAGCCTCGCGCGTTGGCTTGCGCCTGCTCAGGGGTAATATCGCATGGGGGGAAGCGCGCCGACAGACGCCGTAGGGGCGATAGTCACGTACTTATTGAGCTTCGGTTTGCCGGGCGTTTGCCTTATCGTTCTTGGCTATGCCTATAAAAAGAAAGACGAGCGGGTTGAGCAATTGCAAGATACGCTAATCAAAATGGCCGGTGAAAATGCAACTGCAATGGTCGGTGCTACAAACGCCATTAACGGCAATACTGCCATCGTTAATAGCCTTCGCGATATGCTTATTTCTCGTGCTAAGGCCGAGTAAGATCATGGGTTTTTTCTCTTCCATTATGCGAGCCGGTAAGATAGAAGACGGAACACGCCGCGCCGTCATCGAAACTATTGTATCGGCGCGCGAGGATTTGGAAGCGGCAACCGCTCACGCTGAGAAAGCCGGCAACAAGCTTACTGATACGATACGCGATCTAATGAGGGAACAGGATCGCGTAACCAAAAGGCGGGAAAGAAATGCGCGGAAAAAGCCTAACCAATAATGTCGTTCTCTCGATTATGCTAGCCATCTTGGTTAGCTTTGCCGGCCTGTACTTTACGTTTCCTCCCCAAACCCTGAGCGTTCTACTTAACGGACTGTTCGCCGGCGCCATGACGGCGATAGGCGTTACTTACTATAAACTACTTTGGGATGCGTGGTTTAATCCTGACGATTTCAACCGCGTTCGTCAGATGACATTAACCATCGGCGGACAATGGGTTGTTATAAGTCTATTTATCACGACTTCGATATATACCAATTCCGGCAATTTCCCGGTAAGCTATTTTGTTGCGTCGTTGTTCGCGAGATACCTTGCAACTGTTGTCGCGGTATTTCAGGTGACGGCGCCCGACTACGGCGACGGGCTCTTTTACGGCGCTGATAGGAAATTCCTTTGGCTCGGGCTGATCGTCGGAACGCTAGTCGGCGTCGGCGTCGTCATTTATCAGGGGCTTTAAATGCTCGCGACCGTCAAAGCTTGGTTGTGGGTAGCGCCTTACGTCATCATTGCGCTTTGTGTCGCCGCGATCTTCTATTATCGCTACGATGGCGCTCAGGCTCATTCCGCGCTGGCGCTCACTCAAGTACAGCTTGACGGCGCAATTGCAACGAACAAGCAACAACAGAAAACGATTGACGATCAAGCGGAGATCGCGAAGGCGAAAGACGCTATCGTATCCAAGCTGAGCGACGATATCGCGGCAATCAATCAAACCGTGATTAATTCCAACGCCGCTTTCAACAACCTTTATGGAAGCGATCCCGATGCGAAGGCTTTTGCTCAGCGCCCTATTCCTGACAGCGTTAAGCGGTTGCACAACCGTCCCTAAAGTCGTCACGGAAACGCATATTCAGTACGAGTTGGCGCCGCAATCGCTCTTGAAGACTTGCCCACAAGTTTACGTTCCCTGGAACAATACCGGCGATATCATCAACGAAAATACGGCACTGAAGGGCGCGCTTTCGACTTGCGCCACTCAGATAACCGGCCTTCAAGCGTGGAATACGACGCTCTTGAAAAGGAATGCCGCCGCTGTTAAACATAAGTGATGTTTGGCGCCGACGAAATCGAGTATTACCCGCCCGCTGAAGTGGAAGCGAAAAAGCGCGCTTTCGCTCAGGCGCTTATGCGCGATCCGATGCATCCCGAGCGGGCCGCGTTTGCGGTTGAGCCGCGTTCGTCTCACGTCTCCTATATCCTTCAGCATTGGCAGTATGACGCCCAGGTTCATGCGTACATGCTCGAGCTTGTGGATCACATTGGCGCGGCTAAGGCGACGATCCCGACGAAGGATGAATTTGCGGCAAGCCTGATAAGAGAGGCTAACGAGTGCCGGGACAAAGAAACGAAACTCGACTTCCTGAAGCTCTTCGCGGGCGTAATGGGTTATGTTGAGAAACCCGCCGCTGTCAGCGTGACGACAAACAACACGCTGAACAATGTCAAGAACAATGTTATCTTGATGCCAACTCCGCAAGACGGTCAATCGCTTGAAGCTGAGCTTATGGAATATCAGCGCAAGTTGACTGCAAATGATCGTTCCTAATCAAGCGGAATTCAACGTTGTATGGGCGCCTCATCCGGGGAGCCAATCGTTCGCGCTGAAAATCCAAGTCAACGACTTGCTTTATTGCGGGACGCGCGGGCCTGGAAAGACCGACGCTCAGTTGATGCGCTTCCGCGCTCGTGTTGGTATCGGTTACGGCACATTCTGGCGCGGGATCATCTTCGACAAAGAATATAAGATGCTTGACGACTTGGTTACCAAGTCAAAGCGCTGGTTTTTCCCGCTTAAGGACGGCGCCCGTTTCCTTTCCTCTAACTCAGATTACAAATGGGTTTGGCCGACTGGCGAAGAATTGCTATTTCGTCAGGTTAACCGGCTTGACGACTATTGGTCTTATCATGGTCATGAGTATCCTTACGTCGGTTGGAATGAGCTAACCAAGTACGCCACGCCTGATCTTTACGAAAAAATGATGAGCGTTAATCGTACCGGTTTTGATTCAATCAAAAACACGCCGGTATTAGACGGCGACAACTATATAGCCGAGTGGAACGCTCAGCATCCCAACGGACACTATGAAGGGCGTCCGTTTCAGAAAGGCGATTACGAGACAAAGGATGGGCGTCCGTTGCCGCCAATTCCGCTTGAAACATTCTCGACATGCAATCCGCTCGGGCCTGGACACAATTGGGTTAAGCGCCGGTTTATCGACGTTGCGCCTTACGGGAAAATCATTACCAAGACGACGACGGTTTTTGATCCGAAGACGAAGCAAGAGGTTGACGTTAATCGCACACAAGTTGCGATCTTTGGGCGCCATAGCGAAAACCCTAATCTTGATACTGTCTATCTCGCCGGCATTAAGAACACGTCAAACGAGAATGAACGTAAAGCTTGGGATGACGGGGATTGGGATATTGTCGCGGGCGGCGCATTCGATGACGTTTACCGGAAAGCCGTTCACGTCGTGCCGCGCTTCAAAATCCCGAAAGGTTGGACCGTCGATAGGTCAATGGATTGGGGTTCGTCTCATCCGTTCAGTGTTGGTTGGTGGGCGGAAGCAAACGGCGAGGAAGCAACTCTTGAAGATGGCCGGAAATGGGCGCCGGCCCCCGGTACGTTAATTCAGATTGGCGAGATTTACGGGACGAATGATATCGGCTCTAACAAGGGCCTGAAGCTCGGGGCTAAGGAAGTCGCGACTAAAATCAAGGCTTATGAAGCCGAGTTGATTGCGGGCGGTTGGGTAACGGGAAAGATTTACGCCGGTCCCGCCGACAATCAAATCAGTGATGTTCATGAAGTCAATTCCGACACTATCGAAAAAATCATGTCAGATAACAAAGTGAATTGGGAGCGTTCCGATAAATCTCCCGGCTCGCGGAAAGTCGGTATGCAGCTAATGCGCGACCGTTTCGAAAACCTGACAAGCGGCGAAGGGCCTGGGCTCGCGTTCATGGCTCATTGTGTGGGCAGCATTTCAACCATTCCCGTCTTGCCGCGAGACAAAGAGAAAATTGACGACGTTGACACTAGCGCGGAAGATCATCCGTATGATATGACCCGTTACCGGGTATTGAAGGGTAACAGCCGAACCGCGACCGTTATCAGGGTCAACTTTCCAAGGTAAAACAAATGGCTTTTGACCAACTCGTTTCAAATATATTTCCCGGTTCGTCAGTTACCGCGATAACTGATAGCGGAAATGTCGATTTGGTCAGGAGCGATCTTGCCGCGATGTTTTCGCAATACACTCTAATACATGATTGCATTGAAGGGGAACAGCGAGTTAAAGCGCAAGGCGCGGTCTATTTGCCGATGCCAAATGCTCACGATCAATCAACCGAAAACATCGAAAGATATTCCGGCTATAAAGTCCGCGCTGTATTTTACAACGTGACTGAGCGGACGCTATCCGGCTTGATTGGCGAAGTTTTCAACGTCGATCCAACTGTTGAAGTCCCGCCGCAATTGAACGCGGTTGTTAAAGACGCGGACGGTTCCGGCGTCCCGCTTGTTCAACTTGCCCAAGAAACCGAAGGCGACGTATTGTCGTATGGCCGCGCCGGCTTGTTCGTTGATTATCCGCGAACCGATGGCTCAGCGACAACAGTTCAGGATTTGGAAGACGGGAGTATTCGCCCGACTATCAATCATTACAAACCTTGGAATATCGTCAATTGGCGGACGCAAAAACGCGGGAGCAAGGTTGCATTGACGCTTGTCGTTTTGCGCGAACGACACGAAACTCCTAACGGCGAATTCGGCGTTGCGCATGGTTATCAATATCGTGTGTTACGGCTCAAGGATGACGGCACATATTGGCAAGAAACTTGGACGCCTGGACTTGACGGAACGGGCATTTCACTTGATCCGCAGTCAACAGTTCAGCCGAAAGATGCCAAAGGTAACGCCCTTACTTACATTCCCTTTACGTTCGTCGGCGCGAAACGCAACGACGCCAAGATTGACAAGCCGCCAATGTATTCTCTGGCGTCAATCAACATCGCTCATTACCGCAATTCGGCGGATTATGAGGATAGCGTTTATATGGTTGGTCAACCCACGCCGGTTATTATTGGCGTCACTCAACAATGGGTTGATGAGGTATTAGAGGGAAGACTTGAACTAGGTTCTCGCGCAACAATTCCGTTACCAGCCGGCGCGGCTTTCGAGATCGTCGGCGCTCCTGAAAACGGGCTCGTCAAAGAGGCTATGGACCAAAAGGAACGCCAGATGGTCGCGCTCGGGGCGAAGCTGGTAGAGCAAAAGACCGTTCAGCGAACCGCGACAGAAGCCGGCATCGAAGAAAGTAGCGAAGTTAGCGTACTGGCGACGATCACAAAGAACGTTTCCGACGCTTACAAATTCGCGCTTGAGGTTTGCGCGCTGTTCGTTGGCGCGACGACAGTTGCCGCCGATGCCGCTCAAAACGTCCAAAGCGGAATTCAGTTCGAGCTTAACACCGAATTCGCGCTCGCCGATGCATCGCCGGAAGATATCAATACCGCAATCAAGACGTGGCAAGCCGATGCGATCTCCTGGACCGAAATGCGCGCCAAATTGCGCCGTACTGGTTACGCTACCCAGGACGACAAGGCGGCTAAGGCTGAAATCGCAAAACAAATGCAGGAAGACACGGCTAACAATATGGCCGCTGGACTTGACGCGGCTGGAAATCCAATAAATGCCAATCCCAACAACTTCGGCGCTTGACGCCTTTTTACGGCATCAAATAAACGTTGAGCGTTACAAGAATTACAACGTTCAGCAAAGTTTGCGCGTCGTCAATGAGTTGAAGCTCAGGCTCTCGGCTCGTCTTGTCCGTATGGGAAAGGACAAGATTAGCGATCTCAATAAGCGCGACTTCAATCAATTCTTGCGTGATTTCAAGGCTGATTACGCCGACATATTCGGGAAGTATGAAACCGCTCAGCTTGCCGAGTTTAAGAAATTCTTCAAGGCAGACTTCGGCGAAACCAAATACCTGTTTAAACAGTTGGGCGGATCATCGTTCAAGGGCGCGACCGTTGATAGCTTGTGGGCAAAGATGCTCAAGCAACCGGCGTCAGGTATCGGCGTTGAGCCGAACAATCTTTTCAAGGTCTTTTCCAATTCGATCCAAACCAAGATGAATTCCGCGCTCAAGATCGGTTATACCGATAACTTGAGTATGGTTGATGTTATCAAATCGATTACCGGAACAAAGGAATTGAAGTTTCGGGACGGATTGATTAACAAGTTTGAAAGTCAGCTTTCAACGACTATTCAAACCTATATCCAGCAAATGACGAATTTCATTGCTGGTAGCATCGGCGGCGCTCTTCATAGCACCTATCAATGGTGTTCTATTCTGGACGGCGTTACCACTCAGATTTGCCGCGACCGTGACGGACATATTTACGTTTACGGCGACGGGCCTATTCCCCCGGCTCATTATAATTGCCGCTCTTTTACGATCCCGGTTATTGTCTCAGCTATCAAGGATATGCCTACATTCTATGCATGGTTGGGTGCTCAGCCGGCGACTATTCAGGATGAGGTTTTAGGCCCGAGACAGGGCGCCGCATTGCGTGCCGGCAAGGTTAAAGCCGATGAAATCCCGTCTTTTAATCAAATGTCGCCATTGACGCTTGATCAGTTCAAAGCTAAACGTGAACAGTTGTTAACCCCGCGATAGGAACCTCTCAAAATGGCCCTGAAATCAAAGATCACGAAAGCCGAATTCGACGCGCTCAACGACGTGTTGAAAGCCGAATACAAGGAAAAAGACGGCTCGTATCTTCTGGACAGCGACGACGCGAACGAACTTCGCGCGGCTAAGGATCGCGAAAGCGAAGCCCGGCGCCTGGAAAAAGAGCGGGCAGACAGGCTTCAGGCCGAAAAGGATACGGCGGACGCGGCCCGCGTCGAAGCTGAGCGCCTGAAGGCGCTGAAGGAAAAGGACGTTGCAACCCTGGAAGCGTCCTATAAGACGGAAAAGGAAACCGCCGTCGCGGCTGAGAAAGCCAAGACCGAAAAGCGCGAAACTCAGTTGCGGGAATTGCTTGTCGAGAACAAGGCGCTTGAGTTGGCGAATGAAATCAGCACGTCGCCGACGCTTATTCTCCCGCATATTCAGAAGCGGTTGCGGGCCGAATTGGACGGCGACAAGCCGATTACCCGCGTACTTGACGACAAGGGTGAGGTTTCGGCCAAAACTATGGACGATTTGAAGAAAGAGCTTGTTGACAACGCTGCTTTCAAAGCTATTATCAAGGCTTCGAATGCTTCGGGCGGCGGTGCTGGTGGCGGAGGCGGTTCGGGCGGCGGTGCCGATGGCAAGAAATTCTCCGACCTTACCGAAACTGAGCGCGTAGCCTTGCACCGCGAAAATCCAACTCGCTTCAATGAATTGCGATTGGCGGCACAGGCGGCGGCTCACTAACAAGCGAGCAAGCCCCAATGGCTGTTACCCGTCTTTCTGACGCATTCGTTCATGACGTTTATGCGTCATATTCGGCCCTGAACGGGCCGGAAACCTCCGCATTCTATGCGGCGGGCATTATCTCGTCTTCGCCCGTTATGGATGAGATCGCCCGTAGCGGCGGCAAGAACGCGACCGTTCCTTTCTGGAACGATCTCGACCCGACCGTCGAGCCCAACTATTCCAACGACGATCCGTCCGACTTGGCGACGGCAAACGCTGTCACGTCGGGAACGATGGTCGGGCGCAAGGCATGGCTCAACCAGGGTTACGGCGATATGGACCTTGTGCAAGAGCTTGCCGGCTCTTCGCCCATGCAGCAAATCCGCAACCGCTTCGGCGACTACTGGACGCGCCAGCTTGAGCGCCGGGTTATCAACGCGTCACTCGGCATTCTCGCCGATAACGTCGCGAATGACGGCTCGGATATGACAATCGACATTTCCGGCCTTTCCGGCACGGATGCCGTTTTCGGCTCGGATGCGTTCATTGACGCGGCCTATACTGCCGGCGACCGCGCCGACATGTTCACGGCAATTGCCGTACATTCTCAGATCATGGCACGCATGATCAAGAATGACGAAATCGTCTACATTCCCGACAGCAAGGGCGCGCTGACGATTGCCACTTATAAAGGCCGCGTCGTCGTCGCTGACGATCTCATGCCGGTTACGGGCGGCGTCTATACGTCGATCCTGTACGGTCGCGGCGCCTTCGCCTTCGGCACTTTCGACGGTTCCGCTTTCGCCATCGGCGAAGGTGTTCCGCGTGTCGCTTTCGAACTTTGGCGCGATCCTCACGCCGGCAACGGCGGCGGGCTCGAAGAAATTTGGGAGCGCAAGACCTGGCTCATTCATCCGTTCGGCTTCACGTTCATTGAAGCGGGCGGCGGCGCCCTTACCGAATTTTCGCCGACACTGGCGAACCTTCGCGCGGCGGCGAAATGGGATCGCGTTGTATTCCGCAAGGCTGTCCCCATGGCCTTTATCAAGTCCCGCGCGACGGCGGCGTAAATTAGGGCGCTCGCGAGGTAGCCGGAATAAGCCCCGCTGTCTAAAAGGCGGCGGGGTTTTTCTCTAACAGGGATTTGATCCTATGACGAAGCGACTTATTAAGACTTTGGCGGACCATACCGCCTTGCGCGGCGTGATTGCCGGCGACGTTGCGGGGAATTCAGGCGGGGCGGCGGCTGGCGCTGGCGCGGTTGCCGGTAACTCTCCCGGCGACGGACTGACGAAAACCGTCATCACAATGACGAATTTCACAATTCCGCTTGTCGATAACGCGGGCGTTGATGCTCACGGCGGCTTGAAATTCTTTGATTTTCCTGCCGGCGTGATCAGCATCGAAAACGCGCATTCCGCGCTCGCAATCACCAAGTCGTCAGCCGGCGTGAATGCGACATGGAACGGGGATTTCTCTGTCGGTTCGGTTGTGGCGGCGGCGGACGCCACGCTTACCGGCACGGAAGCGAATATCATCCCTTCCACTTCGACGCCTGCGGGCGTGGCGGGCGTATCGAGCGCAAACGGCGACATGACAACCGCCCTTCGCGCCGGCACGACTGGCGCCGCCCTGGACGCCTATCTTAACGTCTTGGTTGACGACGCGGACCATGACGTTACGACGACGCCTTGCAACCTCATTTTCAACGGCACTATCACTCTTTGGTGGCGCAACCTCTCGACCTGAGCCGCGTTTTCAGATTGTAGGCAATTCAACGGAAAGGAACGACAATGAAGTCTCTTGAAGCTCGTCAGGCGGAACGCGCTCAGCGCCGTGCTGACGAAGACAAAGCTCGCAAGGCTTCCGGCCTGGAAGCAACCACGCATCCGCTCGGGGAAGGCGTCGAAGGTGACGACGAAACCGACGCCGAAACCGGCAAGCCGAAACGCGGCAAAGGCAAGGCGGCAACTGATGCCCAGGCCGGCAACGGCGGCGGCGCTGGCGCAACGGGCGGAGCAAACCCGTTCGGCAATTCCTAATCCCTAGCGGGGATGACGGCGACGAATGCCCGCGATTTCTAGCCGAATTGCGGGCATTCGTTTATTTGAGGAAAGATCATGGCGCTTGTTGTTGAAAATGGCTCGATTGTTTCCGGCGCGAACAGCTACAATTCGCGAGCCGAGATAATCGCCTATGCGGCGGCGCGCAAAATAACGTTGCCGGATACAGATGCTACGGACGCCGACGCGATCAACGCAATGGATTACCTTTTGCGCTACGATGCGCGATGGAAGGGCGAGCTAGTTTCGCCCGGCGTCCAAGCGTTGGCGTGGCCGCGCGATTGCGTTAAAATCGGCAGATACGATTTTCCCGATGATGATATTCCGGCAGGGCTCAAGAGCGCTCAAGCTCAGCTTGCAATCTATTCGTCGCAAGGCATTATTCTATTGCCAGTTTCCGGCGCTGAAGCTTTCGTAAAGCGCGAAAAGATCGGGCCGATTGAAACGGAGTATTCCGAGACGATTGCGCTTAACTCGGGCAATACACCCGACTTCCCCGCCGTTGATGGCTTGCTAGCCTCGCTGATCGACGGCGGCGGGCGGCTCCGCTCGGTTCGCATATGAGCGCCTTCGACTATTCGCGCCCCCTGGCAACGGCTCAGCGCCTAATCGCTCGATTTGGGCGCCTTGTGGCGCTTCAGGGCGTGTCGGTCGGTCCAGCGGACGCAAACAACCCCCTAGCCGGTCCAGCGGCGGCGCCTGACCCGATTGCGGGCATTCCTGCGGCCTTCGTTGACCCGTCCAGCCTTCGCGCCCTGGGGCGCTCGGCTCAGCTT